GTTGAGGACGTCCCCCTCGTACCAGGTGGTCGTCATCGTGACGCCACCCGCCTTGACGACGTACTTGCCCGGGTTGTTCGTGCCCGGAAGGACCGCAACGCCGTCGCGGTCGCCCGGCCAGTAGGCGATGACCACCCGCTCCACGACCGGCTGGTCGCCGAAGCGACGAGCGATGTGGTCGTAGCTGCGAATCAGTTCACCCTTGTTCGTGCTCTCGCCCGAACCGGGAGCCGCCCCACCCTGCGCGATCGTCCGCCCGATCTCGTTGCAGACGAGGAAGCGGGTCGAGACATCGCCCGAGGCGTTGCCGAGGGTCTGCTTGCTCGCGGTGTCCACCGACCAGGTGCGCAGGCTGCCGTCCATAAGGCTCTGCACCTGGTACTTCAACTCCGCAGCCAGGTCGACGCCCTGCGGGACAACGTGGCGCCGCAGGTCGAGGATGTTCTCCTGCGTGATGACGTTGCAGAAGTGCTCGTCCGGGCGGTCCGACAGACCCGCACCAACCGCACCCACGACGCCAGCGTAGCCCGCGTGGTCGTAGACCGGCGCCGCGTTCGTGTTGTTCGGCGGGTCGAACCCCTGGACGGCTGCCAGGGGGTCGCTCGCGTTGTTGTGCCGGTGGACGAAGCCAATGGGGATCGCGTACACGAACCCGTCGATGGCGCCGAGCATCTGGGCGGACAACTCCGACCCGTCGCCCGCCACGAACAGCCCGTCATCTTCCCAGCCGAACGCAGCCGCCGATGTCTGGAGCCAGGTGCTCGCCCCATCTGCCGGTACGAACGGGTACGACACAGCATCACCGGCGGGGTTACCCGCATACACCGGACCCGATCGGTTGCCCTGGGCGTAGATGGCGGCATCCCCAGCACCACCGCCTGCGATGATCGAGGAGAAGCCGTCCGGGTGCGTCTTGTAGTTGACCGCCTCGGCGTCGCTGGTCGAACGAATACGGTACTGGAGTTGGAGCCGCTGGCTGCTCTCCACCGCGATGGTGGGGTCCATCATCTGATCGTCGAGCCACGTCGCCGAAGGGGACTGCACGTTGCCGTGACGATAGATTTGGTCCTGCCGTGTGCCCGGCTTGTTCGGGCGGTCAGCACCGCCCGTGAACGTGGCACCAGAGCCCAGCATCGACCCAGGAACAGCCACCGCGACTGCCAGGGTGATGAAGTTACCCGTGAACGCCGGAGCCGTCCCTGCGCCCGGCAGGAGGGCTGTGAGCAGGACCATGTCCGTGACAGCGCGAGCCGTCAGGATGGTGTCGAAGGAGTTGGCGGGTGCGTTGAGAGCCGTCGCGATGTTGAGCGCGGTCGCCGCCTCGTTCGCACCGATCTGGAACTGGTCGACACCGGGGGCGCCCGCCACTGCTGTCAGTGGGAGGGCGTTGATCGTGATGGTGTCACCGGCGTTGATGCTGGCGTTGACGGCGACCTGCACCGTCGCGGTCGCCCACGGCGAGGGAGCCACCGGAGCACGCCAGACTTCGAGGAACAGGAAGTCCGTCCGCTTCACGGTCGGGCTCGTGCCGTCGTAGACCTTGGCAGCGGTGAGCCCGATGAGGTTGTAGCCCTCGGTCGCCGTGTTCACGTACTCGACGACGACCGGGTGCCCTGCGACGACTGCTTCCAAGCGAGGAAGGACGATGGAGTCCAGCAGCGTGCGGTCGGCGTGGATGAGCGTCCCGCCGGAGTCGTCGGTCAGCCCGATCGGAGCGGTCTCCAGCGTCCAGTCGCAGTAGGCGTCGAGGTGGGTGCGCCCGCGGAGCCAGCCCGATGGCGTGTGCCAGCGGCGAAGGAGGTAGTCCTCCATCCACTGGGCGTCTTGCCACAGGTTCAGCTCGGCATCGAGCACCGGCTTGCCCGACTCCGCGATGACCCCGATGAGCGCCCGGTCGCCGGTATCGGCAGACCGCGACACCGTATTGGGCACCTGGAGATTCGTGGGCGTCGGCGCCACTTGAATCCCGGCGTAGTGCCGCGTCTTGTCCGATTCTGCCATCAGCTATTTCTCCCGAAGACCCTCGGGTGCGTCCTGAGATTGAACCGGGGCTTCTCCCAGGGAACCTCGGAGGAGTATTTGTCCCGCAAAGCACGCCACGGATCGGTGCTCTGGACCAGCACGTACACGGATTCTCCCGTCATTTGCTCGAAGGCTTTGATCTTCTCAGAAGCACCGCCAGGGAAACTACCGTCTTTCCCCCGCCAACCCTTCAACTCGACCCATCCCTTTGGAATGTCACCCAAAGGGGCGAGCAATCGGAAGTCGGGTGTCCAACGCCCCCCACCTGGCAACATGAATACCTTGGGCTCGTACTCGTATGGAATCCCCTCGTACGTGAGGATACGAGCGAAGTTTGCTTCCAGCGTGCTCCGGCAGTAGTGGGAGATTCCCTTGCGGAACCCTGTAATCCCACGCCCGGCACCGGGCGCTTGCAAAGTTCCATTCCGGACTTTGGAGGCATAGGCTTTACGCCAGACTTTGGGGTCAGCGAAGCCCATCCTGCTTTGCGAGTGTCGCCGCTTCAAAGCAGAGGACAACTTGGCGGAATAGCCAGGTTGCACTCGGATTTCAGCCAGTACCCGACGACCTTGTTCTCCTAGTTCTTGGCGTCTTTCGTCGGTCAGGTCGTGTGGCTTGCCCGTGCCCCCATCCGAAATTGCTTGCTTGTGCTCGTCCGAAAGATTCTTGCCCTTCCAAGGTGCAACCACCTTGAGGCGCTTCGATTGCTCCTTCCGAGCCTTGGGGTCTTCCCATCGCCGACGAGCGGCTTCTGCTTGCCTTGCCCGACACTCCGCGGAACGCCGCCTAGTACCTGCAACCTCGATAGGATTCCCTGGGAACTGCGAACGGTACTGATCTGCGGTCAGCCCGTGTGCCGCCTGGAGATGACTCCCCAACCGCCGGCGCCCCACCCCACAGATTTGGCACCTGACCAATTCACGCATACCAACCCCCTTCGGGTAGCTTCGGTCAACTACCTTACTTTCGGTGGGAGGCTGTGTCAACGCTGCGGTCACTGAGAGTTTGCTCCGGAAATTTGACGGTTGCCCAACTTGGCAGAATCCCTTAGAAAGTCAGCCGCCAAGTGATTGCCAAAGTCGCCGTGGCTGGTTTACTGATAACGGCGAACGTCAGGTAGTTCACCATCAGGTCGAGACCCGCTACGTCGATGCTCGGGTCGTAGCCGGTGGGACCGTTGTTGATGGGATTCGTGACCGCCGGGTTGGGCGACGCCGTGACCATCAGCCCCATTTCGTTCAGGGCGCCCACAGCCTCGGGCTCGGTGAACGTCGTGGTGAAGTCCACGATGTTCGTCATGTAGCTCACCGCCACGCCTGCCAGCGTGCGGTAGGTCTTCGACGCGAACGCCTTGCGCTCCAACTCGGTGTTGAGCTTCCGCTGGGTAGCCGTAGGAGCATCCGGTGACAGGGCAGCACCCGTGGCGCCCGTCCCCACCCCCAGCATCACGAGCCCGCCGGTGAGCGTGCCCGCGAAGTGCGCAGCCCCCGCGATGCCAGCGTCCCGCGTGATGATGTTCTGGAACTCCTCGAAGACGAGAAGCTCGCCCGTCTCAGTGTCCACCATCTCGACGATGAGATCGCCCTGCTTCGCCCGAGACAGGGCGTCGATGAAGGTGAGCCCCAAGCCCATCGAGACTTCCTGACCCGCTCGTCGGATTCGTTCGCTATGAGCCATCTGCTCCTCCAGGGATCGCTGCGTCTACATTTGCCCCCTCATAGGCGGAAAACCGCGCTACGACGGGATGAAATTCAAGTTGGTTGTCACGGGACCGACTGAGTCCACCATCACTCCGACAGCGGACCCGAGGGCATTCGGCACGCCATCCACGTTGGGGTCTGCCGCCGCGTCGTGGACGCTCGGCGGGGTTGCATCCCAAGTCGGAGTCGGGAACACGTCCTCGTCCAAATCCTGGGTCGTGGGCACCGACGCATCGGTCAGCACTCCCCGCAGCACCATGTACCAGTCGGTCCGCTTGTAGATGCGACCCTGGTCGCCACCGACCGGACCGATTGCCGGGTAGGAGGGATAGAGGACGGCACTCCCTGGACCGATAGTACCCCCGGCAGCGACGACCGCTCCCGGAATAGCCACGCCGGCACCATCGAGCACGGGGAGGACGAAGCTGCCACCCGAAGCGAACAGGATGCCGCCAGGCGTGCCGCCCTTCTGCGTCCAGTCCGGGTTCGCGGGGAACTTCATCTCGTTCCAGAACACGGTGCCAGAGAGATCGATGACCTCGGCGCCGACCGCCTTGCCGACCTTGTCCCCCGTGGCGAAGTGGTTCGCCATGCTGCCGACACCACCCAAGGCGGCGCCACCACCCGTCAGCGAGTAGATGTCCTCGCCTTCGGTGTCGTCCAACCCCGAGAAGCCCTCGCCAGGTCCACCCTCACAGATGAACGCGATGAGCCCTTCCTCGCCGTCGTTGTCGACCTCGATGAACTCAAGCTCTTCGTAGTGCGTGCCGGGCAGGTCGCTGTGGACGATGGTGCCGGTGCCTGTCGCGTACGTGCTGGTCCCGACCTGGCTCTTCGGGACTGGGGGCGTCCCCTCGTTGAGAATCGTGACCCCGTCGAGCAAGGGGTGGTTCGTCAGGTAGGTATTCGTGACCGGGTGCCCCGGGATGAACATCACCGTCAGGTTGGCGTGCTCGGACGAGAACTGCCGCTGCACCCCAGTCAGCGGGTCGGGCAGGAGCGAGAGCAACTGGGACGTCGTGTCGAACGTCCAGTCCTCGCTCGTCCAGATGGTCGACCCGTCGATGACCTTGTAGACGCTCTCCGCGTACAGGTGGGTCGGCAGCAGCGTCAGCCGGGTCAGGTCCATCGACTGCACGATGACCGTCTCCAGCGACGTGTCCAGCGCCAACTCGCCCGAAACCATCACGTTGAACTGGTTGAGCACCATGTGCTCGGGGGCGATGCGGTCCTCGGTCGGGTGCCGGCTGAGGCGATAGCGCACGAAGTCCCAACGAGACTGGGTGATCTCGCCCGTGTCGAAGCTGCCGAACGCGATGAGACCCAGGCTGCCACCCAACGTCGGGGGCAACTCCCGGTACTCGACGTTGATCCAGCCAGCCGAAGGCTCCGACGACTCTGTGATGAAGCCCTTGCCTGCCGTGCCGTCCTCCGCCTGGTAGAACGGGGGCACACCCAGAGCCGGGAGGAAGACCGTGACACCCCAGCCCGGGTCGCGAAGCACCCGAGCCACGACATCCGACCGCCAGTCGAGCCACTGGATGCTCGGTCCGGTCTGCCACGAGTTGGGCGCCGTCGAGGCGTCGTCGCGGGGGATCTCGTAGCTGTTGATGTCGGTCGGGTCCAGGTCGGGCTGCATCCCCCGCAGCACACCGACCGTCCGCTTCAAGTCTGTCGGCGCCTGGGCGTGGGCGTGGAACCAGTGCCATTCGACCGTCGCCGTCAGCGAGTTGTCGTAGATGTCCGCCGCGTCTCGCCCGGTGCAGCCGAAGAAGGACTGCGTCTTGTTCACGCCACCGACGAACGGGACGAAGGCGACAGCCGGCGCCTGCACCACGTCGTCGATGAGCAACGTCACCGTGTTCGCGTCACGGTCGGCGACCACCCGGTAGGTATGCGCTGCCCCAGCCCAGTTGTAGACGTACGTCTGGACCGGCGCCCCCGTCGCCGTGCGGAGCCGCACCTCTTCGGCACCCACCGCACCGGCAAGCTCGACCTGGACGACAGCGAACGGAGCCCCCGTCCCCTGCATCTGCCCGCCGAACACGATGCCGGAGTCGCCCGCCGCGTTCGTCGTCCGTGCCGTGACTTCAAGACGCGCCTCGAAGATGCGCCCCTCGTCCTCAGCGACGAGCGTCGGGTCGGCGGCGCCCCAGACCAGGTGCTTCTCCCACCGACCCCGGTGCGTGGCGTCCTGCACCGACACCATCTGGGCGCCCTGCTGGACGCTCTCCAGTGTCGACCCCGTCTCCGCCGCCCAGCCCAACTCGGTCGGCGCGAACAGCCCGGCGTGACTCACCTGGGGCAAGAACACGAGATCGCGGAAGTGCGTGGGGTCCGCGGTGAGGCTCTCGCGAACGAGCAGCGTGCTGAAAGACACGAGCCGCTGCGTGTCGTCCAACAGCAGCTCGGCGCCGAGCCCACCCGCCGTGACCGTGTCCGCTCGAACCGTCAGATCCACGTCGAGGATCGAATCCGGGTCGAAGAAGGGCTCGATCCGGGAGTAGCCGTACTGCAAGTCGTAGGTGTCGCTGTGGGACGTCGACTTGAGCAGCAAGGAGCCGCCGGAGACAGAGGCGGACCCAAAGGTCTTCGTCGGCCACCACGGGCCGCCATCCCCGACCGTGTTGTCGTCTGGCAACACCCCCATGTTGGTGGCATTGGTGATCCAGTGCCCGGTCAGGAACACCTGGTCAGGCGTCTGCCCGTAGCGCATGAACGACCAGGTCGCCCGCGAAGCTGCCAGGCAACTCATCGAGCCCCAGAACACCTGCCCCACGATCTGCCGTGGGAGGTTGAGGGACGTCTCGCCTTCGGACGGCAGGGCGGGCACGTTCGCCGTGATGGTCGCGGCAATCCCCGTGGTCCCCCCGGCGATACGAAGCTCGGCGATCTGCTCAGAGGTGTCGATGTCGAGCCGGTACGTGAACGGGTTGTCGCTCACCAGGGTCTCGAACACCATCTCAGGGAACTTGTTGCCCCAGAGATCCCACGGCACAGGCAGAGCCGGCGTGAAGTCCACCGTCGTCGTGCCATCCGTCTGGGCAGTCACCGCGGTCGCCGTGTAGACGCCCACCTGGGTGCCTGTGTACTGCTGGAACCGCGAGCCCACCGTGAACCCAGTCGGAACCGACGCACTCGGGAACGAGCCCCGCGTCTGCGACGACGCCGTCAAGACCGCCGTGGGTCCAATCTCCCACGACGCGAACTCGTGCAGCCGCTTCGGGTCGAGCAGCAACCCGACGTGTTCGACGCCGTTCACGACCAGGATGCCGCAGAAGTACAGGTAGCGGTTGTCGTGCGTACCGAACCCGATGCCCGTGAACACCCCCTCCGCTACGGGTGCCGCTGCGAGCCCGGTCGGAGCCGGGGTCGGCGAGGCATAGGAGCTGTCGAACAGCACGGGAGACGTCTGGAACCGGGCGACGATAGAGACACTCGACGGGAACGACAGGTCGAGCCCGCGATGGTAGACCGTGGACGTGGCGTTGGGACCAGGGTTCCCTACCAGGGCGTCGATGACCGTGAACGTGCCCAGGTCGAGCCCGGTCTCATCGTTGTGGTCCACGCCGCCGTAGTTGACCCCCCCAAGCGCCCAGGCGGGAGAGGCTGCCGTGGGCTGCACCAACCCCTCGTAAGCCCCGTACGACCCCACTACGGTCCGCTCGAAGCCAGGCACGGATGCGCGACCGGGCGCCTGGTTGAGCAGCAAGGTGGTCGGGCTGTTGACCAAGGCAGAGTACGCCCGCTCGAACCCGATGTAGCGGTGTCCGATGTAGAGGGGCTCGAAGCGGTCGATCGGTCCGAGGGCGATGTTCATCGGGAAGCGATGGATGTCCACTGCTCCCTTGGGGAAGCCCGGCATCGCCTGGACTTCGTCCCCGTGTGCCGGCGGGAAGTGGTGCCCGTGCGTGCAGTCCCACTTGTTGAGCACGAGCCCTTCGGTGTTCAGCCCCGCCAGCTCCATGACTGGCGCCTTGAACCACTTGTAGTCGACGACCACGTCCGTCTGGGGCAGAGCCAAGGGCACCGCCAGCGTGACCGTGCCGATGTACGGGTTGACCGAGGACACCGTGACCGGGGCGCCGTTGACCCGAACCACGACGTCCTGCTCCGACGCCGGAGTCGCATCCCCCCAGCCCTTCACGAGCGGTCCGCGAGCCGTGGGGAACGTGTCCAGAGCGGGTCCGGCGCCCGTGAAGTAGACCGTCACGTCTTCCGCTGTGACGGTCCGGAACTCCTGGACGCCAAGGCGGTCGACGACCACCGTGTACGACTGCCCGGTCGCTGCCTCCCCCATTCGCCGGTCGAGGCGGAGAAGACACTGGGCGACCTGTACTCGTTCCCCCGCACCCGAGGCACCCACGGGTCCACCCGTGTTGCCCAACACCGACTTGAGCCGGTACGACCCCGCGTTCGGTCCCGCCGAGAAGGTCAGCACCTCCCCTTCAACCGCCACGCTCCAATCGCCCTGGTAGACCACCATCTCCCCGGCGTTGTCCGCCAGGATGGTGCTGTTGAACCGGAGCATCCCGATGCGGGGTGCGGCAAGCGTCAGATACTCGACGCCCACGGGGTTCGGACTGAAAGCAGCCACGGCGACCGGGGTGAGAAGCTCGTCCCCCACCTGGATGAAGAAGGCGCCCGCAGCGAACCGCACACTGCCCACGTTCGGGACGATGAGCGAGTCGTTGATGATCAGCCCCATCGGGAGGCTGTCTTCGATGACGCTGCCAGTGACCGTAGCTTCGCCCACCAGCCCAGTCGGACTTGTCGTGTAGGCGCGAGGCGTGGCATCGGTGCCGACCGGGAACGTCAGAAGGTCGGCGACGCGGAACTTGTCCGCTGCGTTCACGCCGGACGTGACGACCAGTTCGGCGCCGAGGCTGATCTGGTCGAACTCGCGGCTCGTGTCGCTGAACAGCGTGCGGTCGGTCCAGGTGATGCCTGCCGTGCCCGTGACGTTCTTGGCGCCGCAGCAGAACTTGCGAAGGTCGGCATAGTAGTAATTCGAGATGTCCCACGAGGGCGTCGACTCGTCGAACAGCCCGTCGAAGGCTTCGGTGAAGAGGTGCCGGTACTCGTAGATCGTGTGCGCCGGCTTGAGCGCCCGCATCACGATGCGGACGTTCTCGACGAGCACGAAGGGCTCTTCGGGGAACCGCTCCTCACCCGAGACAGGGTCCGTGTACGAGACGTTGACCTCGAACTCGAATTGGTCGTCCAGCCCCCACGCCGAACCAGGCGGCGTCTCCCAGACGCCCAACTCGGGGTTGTAGACCTTCTTCGTCGTGTCCCGAGCAGCCAGCGCCTTGTCGATGACCGTGAACGTGGCGTCGGACAGCAGCGCCAACCCGCCTTCGATGGAGTCCTGCACCGCTCCTTGCAGCAGCAGGAGCACCATGCGGCGGAGGAACTCGCGGTACGTCAGGTCGCCCTTGAGATCGGGGTAGCCGTCCGTCTGGGCGTCTGGGAACACGAGGGCGCCGAGCAACTGGTACAGGAACTCGCCGCGCATGAAGTCGTAGTCGGAGTCCGAATAGGTCTCCTGTGCGGCGAGCTGGAAGTCGGCGATAGCCTCGGCGGCTGCCTGGAACTGGATGGTGTAGAACGGACCCTGCACCTGGGCGACGTAGTTCGACGGGAGCAACTGGAGGAAGACCCCCATGATGCTGTCGACCTGCTCGCGCCGCGTCGTGATACGGTCCTGTCCCGCCTTCCCCGGCATCGAGGGGTTCTGCGTGAGCAGAGTCGGGAGCAGCGTCTTGTCAGCGGGCTTGTCCGCCATCAGGTCGCCTCGTCATACACGAAGTTCAGGTTGCCCACCGTCAGGTACTCGATGGGTCCGGGGTCGATGTTCTTGACCTCGGTGTCGGTATCGACCACGTAGGTGATCGCGTAGTCGTGCAGCACCGGGTTGTCCTCGATGTCGCCGCCAGGCGTGAACGTCACCAGCGCCCGGTTCGCCGTCAGCTCCTTCCGAAGCCGCAGGATCTCCGCCGCCTTCTCATCGGGGTCCGCAGGCAGCGAGCTGTACCGCGCTTCGATGGTCACGTCGTCGCTGTACCCGGGGATGACGAGCCCGTCTGCCCCAATGATGAACGCCGCCCCAGCCGACACCCGCAGCGGGAACCCGTTGATGTTGGGCGGGGTCTCGTGGTGGGTCAGCCGCACCTCGTCCTGGAAGACCCCACGGAACTCGTTGATGGGACCGCCTGCGTCCGTCGTCGCCGAGTCGAGAGCGATGTTCGTCCCGATCAGGTAGGTCGAGACGGTGGCGGTCGACCAGGCGGTGATGAGCGTGGAGTCGCTCTCCGAGTCGGTGAGCACCGTCTCGCGAACGACCGTTGCATCGTCGCCCCGCGCCATCTTGGTGAGCGGCGTGACGACGTAGTCCACGTCCGTCACCGCGTCGATGACCCGGATGATGTCCGACTGCCGCACCGGCAACCCCAACGTGAACGACCCGAACAGCCGAGCGAGAGCAGTCCGAATGCTGCCGTCGACCGTGCCGGAGTTGGCGTTGGGGCGCAGGACCACCGTGGCATTGATGTCCACGGGGATGGGGAGAGCCCACTTGGCGATGGCGTCCGCCGTGATGTGGGAGTCCTCGTCGATGTTGTCCTGCACCACCCGAACGACCGCGTTCGACAGGTACTCGACGGTGAAGTTTTCGTCGTGCGAGTAGTCCACGAGCACCGTCTGCCCCTCGGCAATCGCGCTCGTGCTCGTCAGCAGGATGCCGAGCGGAGTCGTCTCGTCCCCGTCGATGAAGGTGAAGTCCTGCGTCACCGCCGACTCCAACGGACCATCGTACTGAACCGTCCGGTCCGCGTTCCACACCTCCACCGTCAGGAAGTTCGCCCCCAGCTTGTCCAGGTACTCGATGCCGTCCAGCATCGTGTGCTCTTCACCCGACACCACAATCGGTGTGGACGAGGGCACGGTTGCCCCGCCGGACAGTGCTTCC